TCTGAAATGGAATCTTATTTGTCAAAGAATAAACATATTTCACAAGTATTGCAACCTATAAATATTGTTTCAGGAGTTGCAGGACTAACGCATAAGAATGACCAAGGTTGGAAAGAAAATATGCAAAGGATTGCTGAGGCACATCCTACTACTCCACTTGGCGAAAGATACGGCAAGAAATCAATCAAACAAATTAAAACTCAACAAGCATTAACAAAGAACAAACAGCGAATAGCAAGTAGAAGGAAAAAGTAATATGAATAAAGACATACCTGATTATATGCGAGAGTTTGATACTTCAGATGATTGGGGTATGACACCTGTATCATCTACACCAACAAACACACCTAGTGTTGATCCTAAACTAGTAGAAAATTCTAATTTAGAAATATCAAAAGTAAAAGGTGATGTATCAGATATTAAGTTAATGATGAATGAGATTATGCAGATAGTGGCAGAGAAAGATACTATTACAAAAGAAGTATCAGACGAAGAAACAATAAAAAGATTTAAGGACATTGAGAAAATTGTATTACCTTTTTTATATAACTTAGGTAAAACAGACGAACCTTATATACATTGGCCAAATAGAGGACCGATTATTAAGGCACAAATAGAGAAAATACTAAAACTTACAAGGGGATAATATGACAGCGAAAGCTAAACATAAAGAACTAAAAAGAGCCGTGTTAGATATTGAGAACAAAAGAGAAAAAGATAGAACTAACAGCACTTGGTACGATTTAAGAACTCTAAAGAAACTTAAACTAAAAGCAAAGGAAAAGATAAATGCAACTAAGCAACAATTTTTCGCTTAAAGAAATGACTGCCTCTCAAACGGCAGACAGACACGGAATTACTAATAATCCAAGCGAAGATCATATGGATAATATGAAAAAATTATGTGAATCCATACTACAACCAATTAGAGAACACTATGGCAAAGTTGTATCAGTATCCAGTGGGTACAGATCACCAGAGTTATGTGTTAAGATAGGATCAAGTTTAAAATCTCAGCACGCCAAGGGCCAAGCTGCGGACTTTGAAATATTTGGGATCCCAAATGCTGACTTGGCAAAATATATTATAGATAAATTAGATTTTGACCAGTTGATATTGGAATACCATAACACGGAAGAACCTAACAGCGGTTGGATTCATTGTTCATACAAGAATCCTGAAGACAATAGAAAACAAGTTTTAAGAGCATACAGAAATGGTGATGGTAAGACTATTTACGAACCATACGAACCTAGCTGAGCTGTTGAAACTCTTAACAATGAACAAAAGAGAGAACGAGATAAACTTGTGTCGCATTATATGTTACACAGATCAATCTAGTGCTTGACTTTTTGATAATATAATGTTATAATGTAATTATGAATAAATTTAAATTTGAAAATATAGATAAGACACTCTTACCTAAAACTAAAGGTAAGAGTATAGACGGACATAGATTTTATGCAATAGATGATAAGAATTATCCATCTGTAACTACTGTTCTAAACATAAGAAAAAAAGAAGGATTACTTCAATGGCGTAAGAATGTTGGAGAAGGTGCTGCTAATTGGGAAATGGGTCGTGCTGCTCGTAGAGGTACAGCAACACACACACTCATTGAACAATACATTAAAGGTGAAACACCTAGTGAGAGATCAGTATTACCAATAGGTCTTTTTAGATTATTAAAACCTTATGTAGATCAGGTTAACAATATTCACTTATTAGAAGCGTGTATGTACTCACACAAGTTGACCATTGCAGGTCAAGTTGATTGTGTTGCAGAATACAATGGTAAGTTATCTGTAATAGATTTTAAAACAGCAAACAAAGAACGACAAGAATCTTGGATAGAGAACTACTTTTTACAGACTACTGCCTATGCTATTATGTATGAGGAGATATTCGGTAAACCCATAGAACAAATAGTCATATTACTTGCAGGTGAAGACGGTTCTGTCGCTTGCTACAAAAAGAATCCTAATGATTACAAAGAGTCGCTCGGTAAAGCGATACAAGAGTTTTATAAATATTACGAAGAACTAAACAAAGATAAAGTCAAAAGTATTACATAGAATAAAAAGGTGATTTAAATTCTACTTGCGACCTAAAACGCTAAAGGATAAAATGAAGAAATTAGTATTAATATTAAGTATATTATTTGCTACAGTTGTATATGCTGGCCACGAAGAAGGTTTAAGAGATGGAGAAGTTTATATACAACAGTTACCTGCTTTATGTGGGTCGCCAGAAAATATACAAAAATATTTAGACCATAAGAAATTAAAACCATTACATATCTCTCTAGGTAGAGAAGCAATGGACCCAACAGGACTACCAGTTTATATGATGACTTATATGGTGAACGATAACAAAACAGAAAGTGCTACTGTATTAACTATACCAAATAATACAGAAAGTTGTATCCTGTACCATACATTTGATCTTGTAATGGAACTTAAAGAAAAACAAAAGAATTAGACGGCGAAGGTAATATAATAACTAGTGAGGACGGTGGTGCAATTCCACCCACCTCCACCAATTTAAAACACATTGAGGTGTGCTTTGAGGGGGTGAATCAGATTCGACTACTACTAAACCTTACTGGAGTTTAATCGCTGACACCGTAATGTCAACTTATAAACGCTAACGAAAGTTACGCTTTAGCAGCTTAGTCTGCTTAGGGTTTGCCTGTACCTAGTAACAGAAACAGGCATACAAAAGGATATAATGAACCAGGCGACACCGACAGAAATTCCAAACACATATTACAGAATACCTATCGTAAAGGATAGGTGGGCCCCTATTGTGGTTACGCTAGCGGGTAACCACACTAGACAAATTAACAATTATATGTTATAATGAAAGTATAAATGAATAGTAAAGAATTTAGTTTAAAGATAGAATCAGTAGTTAAAATGAAAAGAGTATCTTATATGGATGCCATCATAGACTATTGTAATCTAAACGACATTGATGTAGGAACTGTTAAAGCAATGGTTAATAAATCATTAAAAGAAAAAATCAAACACGAGGCAGTTAATTTAAAAATGCTTAAAGAGAAAAAAGGTGGTACTCTACCTGTATGAATGGAATGGAGATGTTATACCACATCTTATTTGTAGAGAAATCTACTGCTCTATGGGGTCTAATAGGACTAGGAGTTATAATTGCAGTTTTAAGTGTACTATATGATATTGGCTGTGAACAAAACAATGAATGAAGAAAAGGAAAATATAATGGATAAAATACCAGAACATAAATTTAAATGTAGATTTCAACACCAGACATTTATGATATGGAAAGATGTATCAACAGATGATATGTTTAAAGACAAGAAGGTGGTAATATTTGGATTACCAGGTGCATTTACACCAACTTGTTCATCAAAACACTTACCCGAATACGAGGAGAAGTATGAACTATTTAAAGAACAAGGTATAGACGATATATATTGTATATCAGTTAATGACGCCTTTGTAATGAATGCTTGGGGTAGTAGTTTAGTGCCTAAAGTAGAGAAAGTCTTTTTATGTCCTGATGGTGATGGAAAATTTACAGATAAAATGAAAATGTTAATTGATAAACCTAAAGTAGGATTTGGTTTAAGAAGTTGGAGATATTCTGCTCTAGTTAATAATGGTGTAATAGAAAAAATGTTTATTGAATCAGGTAAAAATAATGAGAGTGCTGATGAAGATCCTTACGAAGTATCAGGTGCAACAATTATGTTAGATTATTTAAAGGACAACAAATAATAAATGTATGGAGGGTTTGATGTTTTTAGAGTCTATATGGCAGTTAAATTACATTTTACTACCAACTATAATTATTTTGACTATGATGGTAAGGTAAACATTAAACTAGACACATTTACAAAACGAAATGATAGATATTTTTTTCATAAACTCAGCACAAAATACAATAAGGATGAAATACTTGATTTCTTTGTTGCAAACTTTACTGAAAAAGATAAAAACTGGATTGGAAACTTACTAGAAAATGATGGACGAGATATTTACCTCAAATATAAAAAGGTTAAAGATAATTTTAAGTACCATTTTAGAAACGATTTTGTTAATATTCTTTCTGATTTCAACAGTAAGCGTATTAGTTTTGATGATGGTTTCGTTTGCAATAATGGACAACACCCTAGACTTTTACGCTTACTTATTCAAAGGAGAGCGTCATTCCAATCCTTCGTTGTGCTTGACCAAATCTTATCGTTTATCAAAAATTGGAATAAACAAATTGAAGAAAAGGTTGTGTGGCCTAAAATCGCACATAAGGTTTCCAAGTTGAAACCTTTTATAAAATATAATATAACTGAATGTAAGTTAATAATGAAAGAGGTAATAAGAAACAATGACTAAACCAAAAATAGAATTTATATCTCTAGTATCAGGTGTAGATAAGACAATGCCTATAATAGAGGCGAGTAAACATAAACCATCTTGGATTAAGAGAGCGGCTGAAGATTTTAAATCTAAAGGTTCTATCACTCAACAAGTTAGAGGTGGAGAACAAATGTATGCTGATCCTAATTCACAAAAATTCAATCCTGGAGAAACAAGACACACATCAAAATGTCCTGCTCTACAGCAGTTTCATAACACAGGTTATATTATGAGATTACATACTGATATAAAAATAGATGTAAGTCCTGATGGCACAATGTATCAATCATCAATACCTGGTGGTAACCCAGAAACTAAAGAACTTATTACATCACATATGGAACAATCAATGTATCCTTTCTTTGAAAATTGGCCTAAAGGTACAATGAAACAAGTATTGAAATTTAATTTACCTTGGGTAGCAAGAATACCTAAAGGATATAAACTGTTGCAAATGCACCCTATGTACCTAGACGACAATAGGTTCACAACTTGTTCAGGTATATTAGAACCACAGTTAGGACACGCTGCTATAGGAACTATACCTTTCTTTTGCCACTTCACAGGAGTTGAAACAATTAAGGCAGGAACACCTATTGCTCAATTTGTATTGATACCAGATGAAGATAACGAAATGAAAGTAATTGACTTTGAAGATGATAAAAATTATATCAAAGAAAGATCAATGAACTATTTACAATTACAACAATCATTTAATAAAAACTACAACAAGATTAGAGAGTTTTGGAAGAGTTACGGTTGGTAATATGGTATGGAGTAATAATGAAAAAGGACTTGTTGAAGAACTAAACAAACTTGCTATATTTGCAGACAATCCATTAGTTGTAGAAGGCACATCATACTCTGCCTTTGACGCAATTAGCGATAAGTTTGTTTGTGAATTTAAGAAAAGAAACTTTGAAAGCGACCACAAGTATGCTTTAGAAGGTCTTATTGTTGAGAGAAAGAAATACGATAGTCTGATTGAGAAAAGTGAATTTTTTAAGAAAGAGGCATTGTATATCAATAAGTTTACAGACAACAAGATAGTAATATGGAACTTAACTGATATGACAAAGTTTAGTTTTGATTTCAAATGGCATATGAAGAAGATGAACAAGAGAACTTTCCAATCTAAATTTGACAAGACAGAAAAAGAAGTAGCACTACTAAAACCTAAAGACGGCAAAGTATATGAGTAGAGTATTCTGTATCGGTAATGGTGAGAGTAGAAAGCATTTAGATTTAGAAACATTAAGACCACACGGCAAGATATATGGTTGTAATGCTTTGTATAGAGATTTTAAACCAGATGTAATTACTGCTGTTGATATGGGCATAATGCACGAGATATACAATTCAGGTTATGCACAAGACAACAAGTGTGTGTTTAGAGATTGGAACACAATGCCTGGTGATATGTACGATCAATTATTATATGCAGGTCAAAACTATTCAGACCAAGATTACGATTTAATTAAGAAAGAAAATGTAATCAACAGTAATGAACGAGGCGATTGCAAAGAGTTTGTGTTACACGGTTCTAATTTAGCAGGTGTAGTAGAGATAATGAAAAAGAATAAGACTAGAGAAGAAAAGAAAATTAATCACTCATTAATAAATGTAAGTTGGGTTACCAGTGATGATAAGGTCAGAGCAGTACAAGATTATATGATTAACAATGAGGGTAAGACAAGAGATAGAGGTTGGGCAGCAGGTCCTACTTCAGGTTACTTTGCAGTATTAGATAATAAACCTGCTGAAGTATTTTTACTAGGACACGATTTAGAGAGTCATAATAACAAACTAAACAATATGTACAAAGACACAAAACATTATGGTCTAAAAGAGGCACACAAGACACCTAGTGTCAATTGGATAAATCAATGGCTAGAACTAATAAAAGAACATCAAAACATCACTTTCTACAAGGTAAATCCAAACGGAGGCGATGGTTCAGACCCTATTAGTACAATACCAGAGGCGTGGGCAAGTATGAAGAATATTAAATATATTGACTATACCACGCTTGACAATATGCTAAAGATATGATATAGTATTACTATTACAATGTTAGA